CTCTGGTGTATCTTCATCTTGCAATGTATGAGTAGTTTTAGTTGTTGTTGGTTCTGCGGATAATTCATAATTCGCTTCGTTATTTAAACGCTCATCGCCAGGAGTCGACTGTTCTGATACAGACGCCTCCGCATATTGATTCATCTTATTATTCTTAAACATAATGATTCATGGGGTTGGATTCATTTTAACCAGTTTCCATTCCTTGGGTATCTGGGGTTGTTTACCGTCCACCATAGACATCTCTTTTTCTAAAAGAATCCAGCATAAGTGTCAACACAGTTGACTACACCTTCCGTACTACAGTATGCTTCCGCTTGACGTTGTGCATAATAATTGTAATCATGTACAATTAAATCACTTAATCTAATTCTTTTCTTCGCTCTCATGATAGTATCACGGACTCTATAAAAATACTCTTTACCATGATAATAAGCTTCACATAAAGCTGCATCTACACATGAATTTCTCGCTTCAGAAGAATGTCTTCCTTTGACATATAATAATGATGTTTCTATTGATGTTTGTTCCAGTTTCGGAATTGGAACACCATGTTTAGTCATATCAAATTTACGTTTTAAGAAATCACATTCTTGTAATGTATCTTTTGGTGTGAAATTAGTATCTTTTACAGCTGTAGTAACTGTAATTCCAAAACGTTTAGCCACTTTGGCAGCTTCGCCAGGTAAATACCAATCTTTAATACTCTCGTGGGTTGCTTCAACAGAATCATCTCCCATTACTATGAGTCTATTCCATTTAGCATATGGATATTCAATAAGAGATCCAATAGTTTCTAGCTGAACAGTATAATAAGTATATCTTTTCCAATATCTGATAACCATACAATTAAAATATGTAGTTAATGGGTGACCTGATGGATTAAAAGTCATTCCATCATGAAAATAACCATCCCATATAACTCTACAATTAAATAATGATCTGATAAGATTCTCTCTAATTACATTGTCTTCATTATTACAGTTTCTATAAAAACCCATAGTTGCTTTAATGATAGATTCTTTAACTTCAGGGAAATACATATTATATTCCATACCAGAAACATCACCATCATTATAATTAGCTTTTTCAAAAC